TTGAAGAACTCTCATCTCAATGAAATCTGTATCTAAAAAGTAAATCGATTTACTTCCTGATGTATTACTTAAGTACATACTTGGAATAAGTGCAATTGGTCCTACCATAGTTTGTAACACAATATGTGCACTAACTCCGAATGGTAATGGACTATCTGCAGTCATATCCGACGGACTGTACCTGTAAGTATCAATCATAAGTTTCCTTATGTCTTGAACTACTGCACTAGATGCTACTGCTAACTTTGGCCTTCCACCATCATCATAAGCATCTCTAACAGCTGTTTCAATATCATCATAAGTTAAAGCTGATGTATTCTTATCAGTTTTATTAGTTGATCCTTGTAAGATTACGATTCCACTAAATTCTGTAGCAGTGGTACCTGCATCTCCATTGACAATTAACGATTCCTCAAATTCCCTTAGACTTCTTGCTTTCATAACTACTTCAAGTTGTTTTGCATTTGGTGCACCTGTTGGACTGAAAGGACTACCTGCTCCTAAGCCTGATCCTGTTGGTTGGAAACCTTGTAGGATGTAACTTGGATATGCAGCTTGTGCTTGACCAGTAATTCTACCTACTGAATAGATATACTTTATTGCAGTACTATCTCTATCATAAGTATCGTTCTTTTCTGGTAATGCAGCATCTTCTGCAGCACTATAAGCTGCTCCTTTAGCAGTAACTTTATTGTAATCAGCTGTAATTCCTTGGTTTGTAACCCTTGGAATTAATTCTACTAATGGTGTGAACTTTCTAGTAGTATCAACAATTCTTGGATCTAAGTAAACTGGGATCATTGCTTGACCTGCAGTTCCTACTCCTCCACTTGTTGTACCTAAAGCTTTAACACCGATAGCAAAAGCATCTTTTAAAGTTGCTCTCATATCAACACCAGTCCATGCATTTGCATAGACTGTCTTATTTTCTATTGCTCCAAATGAATGTTCATAAGCATTTGCTCCTTCTGAACTGTTATAGTTCATAGAATCACTTGCTCCTTTTGTTTCTTGAACTTCCATAATTATATAGCATCTAGGGGATTTACAGATTTCTCTTTAGCACCTGCACTTTTATCTTGTGGCATTGCTAAAGATTTGTGTATTGGCATTTTCAAAATTTCCTGTATTGCTTTAAGAGCCTCGCTATTAGATTTAATAACTTTAGCATTTGCAATAACAGCAGACTTCAAATCTACCATACTTTTACCTTCAACATCACCTGCTTCTTCAGTTGCAGCTTCTTCTTTAGCTCCTTCCTCTCCAGCTTCAGTACTTTCAGTACTTTCGTCCTTTGTTTCAGTTGCTTCTTCAGTTGCTTCTTCTGATTCTTCAGGTTTTGTGTTTTCTGTATTTTCCTCTGACATTTTAACCTCCTTTTGAATATTTTCCTTATCTAAATGACTTGCATTTAGGGGATCATTAGTTTTCTTTCCTGGATATTTCTTCTTTTCCTTTTTCTTTTTTTCTTCATCTTCATCATCTTCTTCCTCGTCGGTATCTTCTTCTTTAGCTTTAACTTCTAACTCTTGCATTATTTTAGGATTAGACTTTTTCTCTTTCTTATATTCTTCAAGAGCATCAAGAGATTTCATTACAACATTCTTAATTTGAGCTGTTGTATTAACTGGATTTCCAGTCAAGGCCACATTTAATAATCTATCATCATCTAGTAACCTTACTTGCTCACCATTAATCTCTTCTGTCTTTGTCTCTGTTGGAATAAATGCAATCGAATAAGCATCAAGATATTTTTCAATTAGATTATTCTTTGTCTCTTCAAATCTTGCATGGTTTCTATTAAGCTCTGCTTTGACCATTAGGCTAAAACCTCCACGATCATTATTTACAACTTCTGCTTTTGTGATTTTTCCAATTGGAATTTTTGTTTTATTAATTTCTTTCTCTTCAATATCATCACCCCTAAAAGCTTCATGTTCAAGATCTAATTTCATATTGCCTTTATTGATTTGGCTCTCCATACTAATCAAACAATGTTTTGTGCAAATATCATTAACTAAGTCTTTTTCTGTATTAGAAATCTCTCCTTCCATTACTACTCTACCGTCGGCTTTGACTTGAACATCAAAGGGTTTTGTAAAAGTAAAGTGGTTTTCCATGCTTTATCTAAGCATTATTTAGTTATAAATATAATTGCCAAAATTGGAAACTGTTTTATTCCCCTTTTCTAACAAAAACTACTGAACTTCTGCAGTTTACATGAGCTGCAGGTCTTGGTCCTTCCCATCCAGTAGTTGGATCTTTAAAGTTTTCTTTAACTCCAATTCTCTGGCCATCTAGTCTTTTACAAATTGCAGAAGTTCTATTATCAATATGTGAATCCCAAACTTTATCATATTCATCTTCTTTTCCCTTAAATGGTTGAAGCTTACCCTCGTTCTCTGCATTATTTGTTTCAGTCCTGGCAATCATCTCTGCTCTATTATCTCCAACATCAAATACCTTTTCTACTCTATCTCTTATTTTTGCTATACCTTCATTAGCCATAATCCCTCGCTGTAGTTCAGCTCTAAGATCATTAGCAACTTCATCTGTAAGGTCCTTAATATTGTTAAATGTATAATTTTGTAAGAATTGTACTGCAGGCTTATTCATTATTGCATTTTCATCTAATGCCTTTTCAGATTGTTCAAAACCATCCAAATAAGTAGCTTCAATTACTCCATCACTTATCCTTCTTAGAATATTTACAGAGAATAAATTATCTACTCTATTTACAATATCTGCTTTAATTCCTATTAGTTTACTATCAGTAACTTCATTATCTAACATCTGCAATAATGCCCTTCTACTTTGATCTAAAATATATTTAATCGAATCTTCTAATTTTTGAGAGCTCATTACCTCATTCTCTTTTGGAATTAAGGGATTGTCTGTACCTAAGGCTTTCTCATTCTTTTTTTTTTCAGAAGGCTTAGATTCTTCCTCTAGTTTTTCTTTTTCTTTCTCCATAGGTTCTTTAGGCCCATCTGGATTATTTGGATCTCCATTCTGTTCACCAAAGTTAAAACTATTTCCTTGATTTCTTTTAGGATCATCATCACCCCATTCTACTTCTTCCATTCCTTCATCTCTTCTAATCTCATTAACTGTCTTGATTCCTACTTCAGTCTGAACCTTATACAATTCAGCTTTCTTCATCTCTTCATCGACATCAAACATATTATACTTAAATTTAATATCATCATAACCAAACTCTGGGATTATCTCTGAATTGATTTTATATTCGATTAATCTCAATAAAGGGTTTATTGCTCTCTTTCTAAATACATTCGATTGTACAATCTGATTAGACATTCCCTTAGCATCTTCTGTAAAACCTAATTCTGTAGGAGTAACACCAAAGCAATTACCAGATATACTGACTCTTCCATTTCTTCTAACAATTAAAAAGTGATGTTCTGGTATTGTTACATCATAAACTTTTCCTTTATATTTTTGTTTAGAAATATTATCTTTAATGATTCTTGAGTAATATTTATTTTTAACTTTATCTGTTTTAGTTTTTCTTACTGTTAATTCCCAACAATCATTAAAACTATTCTGAAATAATGTAGCTGATTTTCCATTCTTAATTAACATCTCTTGTAAACCATCTAATAACTTTTTACTCATACTGCCATACCTATCATTCTTTCCTTTATAGCCTCTACTTCCATCACCTAACATAAATGATTCTAAGAATAATTCTCTTTGTTTTTTATCTGCATTTAAAATAATCTTAGGAACATACTTCACTCTCGATTTTCCAAATTGAATTAAATATTCATGTAACCCTTTATTACTAAATCTATAAGTATTCATATCTCCATGAATATTAACTTTTTTTCCTTGAATTATAGCATTAGCTTTAGAAACTTTTATTTTATAATCTATATTCATTTCTTTTAATAAGGTTTCAATAAATTCTTTATTCTCTGGATAAACATCACTTGCACATAAACATACCCTATTATTTGTACTATCAATCCACCCATCACTTAACCATATACCCATAAACTTACTAAAATTATCCCCACCTATTTCTAAATCTTCAAGATAAACATTTCCTATATTCTCTCCTTTAAAATTTCCTGCTTGAGGAATAATACCTCTATTAAAATCTCTTGCCTCTTTTACACTCCATTTAATTTTATCTTCATAAAAGTCCTTATCATCACATTGCAACATTTTATGTTCTGGTGTAACCAATAAGTCACAAGATTTAGTTTTATAATTAATTAGTTCACCATCAAAATCATATACCTGTTTATCTACCGGTTTAATAAAATCTATATCTAAGTTCTCTGGATTAACTCTAGCTACTTTTTCTTCTTCTAAGTCTTTAAACAACTTAAATCCATCTTCTGTTAATATCTCTGTTTTGTCATCATAACATCCCCATACTAGCTTAGACCACCACTTCTGACTTTCTAATAATTGCATGTCTTGATTAGATACTGTAAACTTTGTAAATTCTGGCTTTCTATTAACAATTGGGAACTTATGAAATACCTTTTTCCAATTTCCTGCAGAATCCTTTATCCTTTGTTGTTCAGTCCATTGTCTCTTAAAAGCCTTAATCTCCTCTGTATTTGCTCCTGTCAATGATAAAACACCAGGAGGAATTGAATTATCATTAAATATTTCTAAATCATGTTCAATTGCATAAATTAATGTCTGAACTGTTTGGGCTAATATCTCTACTGCTCCATGTCCATAAATATCATTTGTTCTACCATTTCTCTCAAACCATACAATCTCTCTTTTTCCAAAAGGAACTGGCCTTGCTCCAGTAATCCATCCATATTGGAAATAAGCTGCTAACTCTCTTACATCTTCAGTATTAACATGATTACTTTCACTTACTTGAAAATCTATCATCCTCTGTGCTTG